GGAAGATATAGAAACTGCGGGTGATTCTTTACATGATGTTTTTGTAATGATGGTAAGAGATTATATGGTTTTAGATAAAGTCGTTTTAGAGTTATTATACAATAAATCAAATTATGTAATAGATTTCAGAATACTTGACCCTGCTACAATAAAACCTGTTATTATTGGTGGTTATCAGGGTAACTATTCTGATTTTTACAACAATAGTGCTTTTTATTATTTTAATAGTAGTTTTTTGAAGAGGATTTTAGAATCAAAAATAAATCGCTTACCTCCATTAGAAAAAATTAGATATGTGCAAGAAATAGATGGCAACATAGTAGCTGGATTTGAAAAACGAGATATTATCTACGATATAATGAATAAAAGAACTGATATTCGATATCGATATATCCCATATTCTCCAGTTGAACAATGTGTTTCAGTTATCACAGGTTTTTTAAATGCTTTGGCTTACAATGCAGAATCTTTTGATTCAAATGCAATTCCAAAAATTGCGATGTCAATTGAAGGTGAATTTGACCAAGAACAATATGAAAGATTAAGAGACCAATGGATTGCTAACTTTACTGGGATAAAAAACCAATGGAAAATACCTATTATTTCTGGGAAAGTTAACGTTATAGATTTAATGAAATCGCCACGTGATTTAGAATTTGGTAAATATATGGAAATTACTGGTGCTTTAATTTGCTCTGTTATGGGTGTTGACCCCGCAGAAATTGGTTTAAGACTAAATCAAGCTCAAAATGTATTAAGTGAAAATTTAGAAGCAAAAATGAAATTTTCGAAAGATAGAGGTCTACACGATTTACTTGGTCAAATTCAAAGTGTAATGAATAAAATTCTAAAATATTCTGGGTTATTAAATAAGTTTAAATTTGAATTTACTGGATTAGACCCAGAAGACGAACAAGTAAGAAGTAGATTAAGAACGGAAGCAGTAAAAAGAGATAAAACTATCAACGAAATAAGAGCTGAACAAAAACTACCTCCTTTGCCTTATGGCGACGTTATTCTTGATAGCATTTATTTGCAATACTATAATGTAAAAAAACAAGAAGAAGCAAATCAAGAACAAAATCAAGATATGCCTGATAATGAAGTATTAGAACAAATTAATGAACAATCTACAAATGATAATTCAAACGAAAATTATGATTTAGAATCTTTGTTAGATGATGAAAATTTAACAAATGATGTACTAAAAGAAATAGAGCAAGAGTATAATTCAATTAAAAAAGCTTTAAATGGTAGGAAAATTCGAACATTATTATTACATTAATTTGTAAAAATAATTATTTGACATTCATATAACAAAAATTAGATTGTAAACATGAAGTTTTCAGATTTCGTAAAAGGACATGAATCATTTATTTCAATGGCAAATTACCAATATGACCAAAATAATATTACATTTAAATTGCTTGTTAGAATTTGGAATTCTTTAGCTTTGTTATATCCAGATAAATGCGAAGATGTTTGGGTTTATAATCCAAATAACGATTCTTTAGAGTTAAAAGACAACCCATTAAATTTAAAAAATGAAGAAAGATCAAAACAAAAAAACAAAGAAAAATCAGAACAACAAACTTAAAAGAAAATATATTTCTTTGTCAAACTTACCTCTTGAAACTTATTCTAAAATACAAATGGATTATTTTGCTGGTTTATCTATTCAAGAATTAGCCGTAAAATATGATTTAGACCCAGAATATTTGAATAATTATATTGCAAATCATGGTTGGAAAGCACTAAAAAATCAAATTAGAGAACAAATTGTAAAGGATTCAATTGAAATTTTTAAACAGAACATTGAAGCTTATTCTAATGAGTTGTTTGGAGATATGCTATTGAAATGGAAAGAAGTTTTTAATAATCATTATGAAATGTATAAAAACACAAAAAGGATTCAAACTAAATTTACTCATGTAAAACTTATGAATGTTGCATATCGTTCTATTTTGGAAGCTTATAAGGTTTTTTCTGGCTATACAAACGTTGTAAATAACAATAACACAATTATACAATTTAGGACATCTCAAGAATTCAATGACTGGTAAATGTGAAAAATCAAAATTCAAAGTTTATTATTTATGAAGATAACATAAAATTAACTGAAAAACAAAAACAAGTTGCTAAACTTTTATCAGATAAAACTAAAAATTATTATCTATTTTATGGTGGCAGTAGAAGTGGTAAAACGTATTTGGCTTGCTTATTTATTAGGCACAGAGCAAGATTTTATCCAAAATCTAAACATTTAGTTGCAAGGTATTCTTTTGCAAATGCTAAAAAAACGGTATGGTTGCAAACACTTTATCCACTTGTAAGAGAAGATGAACAAAGAGGATTATGTCGCATTAATAGACAGGAAGGTGTTGTGATGTATAATAATGACTCATACATTATATTGGGTGGTTTAGAACCATCAAGAATTGATAGCGTTCTTGCAGCCGAATATGCAACTATTTTGATAACAGAAGCAAATGAAAATAAATATGAAAATGTGGAGATCCTTTTTTCAAGGTTAAATTCAAATGCTGTTAATTTTAAAAACGAAAAAATTGTGCCAAAATTAATCATGGATATAAACCCAACAACTAAACATCACTGGACGTATAAACTATTTATTCAAGGTATTGACCCAATATCGAACACTCCCAAAAAAGATTTTGATAGATATATCAGTATTCATTTTAAACCAGAAGATAACAAAGAGAATTTGTCAGATACGTACATAGAACGATTGAAAAACTTATCTTATTCGATGAGAATGAGATTTTACGAAGGAGTTTTTGCTTCCTATGAGGGTTTGGTTTTTTCAATTTTTGATGAAGCTGTCCATTTAGTAGACGATTTTGAAATACCAAACGATTGGGATAGATATGTATCAATAGACTTCGGATATACACATCCATTTGCAATGCTATGGGGTGCTTATGATAAAACTAATGATGTTCTCTATATTTATCGTGAATACAAACAATCAAGAATGACTGTAAGGCAACATATTGAACGACTAAAACCAATTCTAAACAAAGAAAAAATAAAAAAGTTTATTAGTGACCATTATGCAGAAGATAGAGCAACATTAGAAGAAATGGGGATAAAAACAATCCCTGCTGATAAGAGAAAACTTCTTTCAATCGATAAAACAATTGATTTATTTTCTTATACAGATGAGAAAAAACCAAACATAAAAATTTTTCGAAGTTGTGTTAATTTGGTTTCTGAATTGTACACATATAGATGGAAAGAAGCGGAAATGAGTAATCGAAGTTTTAGGGATAGAGAGGTTGTAAAAGAAGACGATGATTTGATTGATTGCTTGCTTTACATGGTTATGGAAGTTTTTCCAGATAAAAATAAGATACCTGGCTTTATTTTAGATGTGAATGAATCAAATCAAAATAAATTTATTCGATTTTAATTACGTTTGCCGTACCTGTGTAAATGATACTTCCTGCTGTTCTTGTACCATTGCAAATTTGGGTAGGTGTTAAAGATTTTATCCAGTCGATTATGCAATCACACAACTTTTTTATCGCGTCAAATTGAGTATTGCCATATACTTCGATATGTAAAGAATTGTAATTTGGTGCTGTATTTAATAATCCAGCACTAACTGCAAAACCTAAATCCGTAATTGTATAAGTAGCGTTGATAAATCCTTGTAGTATTTCGTTTTTTAGATGGTTTAATGCAGTGATTCTATCGTTTGCCATTGACGGCGTAAAATGGATATTTATAGAAGAAAGTTTTCCGTTTGCTGTTGTAATTGGGTCTTGCGGTGGTATTGGTACAGGTGGGAAAGTTTGATATGCCAACCAACTAAATCTTACTTCTGCATTATTAAGAACGTAATTTTGTATTTCTTCTGCAAGTGCGTTCAAATAGGTTGTTGCGTTCGATAATCCCATGCTTGAAAACCTATTGATTATGTTATTTGCCAAAATGGTTGAGTCCAACATAATGAAACATTTACATTATATAAGAAGATAAATTATATTTCAAACTTTTTTGTTATTCAATACCATAATAAACATTTGATTCGTATTTAAGACAATAAAGGAAGAATAGCCATATTTTTTTGAGAATATACCAAAAATTTTGAATTTTTCAAAAAAATTAGGAAAAATTACAAAAAATATGTGAATTAATTAAAAAAAAATAAAAAAATCAAAGAAAAATTGAGAAAAAATCGAGATTTTAAGTAAAAATTCACGTTTTTTCTACACATTTGTTAAGAAAAATAAGCGAAAAATTTAATACTCTAATGTAAGAAATTGAAAAAAATTTTCATTTTTTGCAGTTTTTTGTGATTTTTGGGTTGACAATGTTTTGATAATGTATTATAATTTGTAATACAATAAAACAATGGAGGAGAAAATGGAGGAGAATATGAAACCTATTGATTGGGAGAAAAACAATAGAATGATAAAAAAGTGGATAAAAGATAATGGTGAATGGGGTAAAATATGTAGATGGTTTTTAGAAATGAGCTTAAATAGAAACGTTTTAAGTATACGTTTAATAGATTTTGAATACGGTACGGTTATTATTAGGTATCTTGAATTTTGTCTATATAAAGTTGGAATACCTTATTGGAAAAAAAGAGAAATAAATGATGCTGTTTATTACATTTTCTATTTAGAGGATTTTTCTAAAGTTGAATGTTTGTTGAAGATTTTGGGTAACGTGTGTGAATATTCGGACGCGTACTACTATTATAAAAAGATTTTTAGAGGAGGTAAATAATATGGAAAATACGCTAACAATGGAAACAAAAAAAGTAGTTACGAATTCAAGGCATCTCGTGCTTGTAACCAAGCACGAGTCAATTGATGTTTTTAGAAAAATGAAATTATATGCACATGTAAATTCAGATCTCCATCTAAAATTAAGTAATAATTTTTTCTTAAAAGCAAAAATACCATGGAAATATACTAATTACTTATTTTATACTGATTACTTATTTTGTACTAATTACTTATTTAGTTCTACAAGAAATATTATGATAGAAATTATAGAAAACGAAAAAGGTAATCTCCTATGGGAAATAAAAGAAGATCAAGGATATGGAGATAATATGCTAATACTCTTTTTAGAACAAAAACCATTTTTTATTTTTAAGAAAACGACAATACCGTTTCAACATGAAAAAGTTATACTTCAATATCAAGGATACATTATTAGTGACTCTGGAAAGTTCTTGGATTCAAGAGCACTTTTGTTTGAAAGCGAATCTATTGTAGATAGTAAGTTAGAAATTCTTCCTATTTTAAACAACAGAATATTGGAAGAATTAAAGAAAATAGAATCTTATAAAGACTATCCTCATGTTATGTTGACTTAAAACATTTCTAATTCCTTTCCTTTTAGCCAGCCATCTGGTTTTTGCCAGAGGCTGGCTTTTTTTTTGCCTTCTTAACTTTACAATTTTCAATTTCTCATTCAATATCAAAATTTTTGATAATATGTTGTCTATATTTTTTATTTAGATTCAATCGCTGATAAAAACATCATAGTCAAAAACTTAATTTAAACTAATACGTCTGTTGATGTTGAATGTGGTGCACCAGTAAATAAACAATTAGGTAAGTTATTGCAATAATTTGTTGGATTGCTTCCTAATTTAACCATGCCTCCTGCTTTTGGTTTAATTTCAATGGTAGAACTTTGTATTTCTATTTTTCCAATTTGACTATCCAATTTTATAATGTTATCTATTGGAGATTGACCTGATTTTATAGTAATTTCTGATGTTGATTTAACTTCTATTTTCCCAATTTGACTATCTAATTTTATAACGTTATCCATTGGTGATTGACCCGATTTCATAGTAATTTGTGAACTTGATTGAACTTCTATTTTTCCAACTTTGCTATCTAATTTTATTGAATTTTCTGATGGGGTTTTACCTGCTTTTATATTTACTTCTAAATCGGATTTCATAACAATACCTAATTTACTTTTCAATTCCATAGAAGATATAGAAGAAATTTGAACGTGTCCTGGTATTGGTGTTTTTGCATGAATTGAAAAATAAGAACCAGTATAATGACCTAAAATAATATCTGAACTTTGAAAATTTAATTTTGACAATGGATTTGTAAATAGATTATCAATTGAACCCGTAGATGGTATGGCTTTATATTGGTATTTGTTTATAATGATTGGTTTTTGAGAATTGCCATCAATAAATCCAACTAATACGTATTGACCTGGCATAATTGGTTCATATAGACCATGAATCATTTTTATCTTTCCAGTGATTTTACCCATTTCGTTTGTAATTATATTTGGAGTTGGGAATGGTACTTCTTCGATTATCCCCCCATCAATCAATTGGACTGAAACAAGAGTTGTTTTGTATTTTGGTTCTTCATGTATTTTTATAACGAAACCAGCTTTTAAAGTTATACTTCCTGTATTAATTTTTGTTAATTTTGAAAATCTACTATCGTAAGCATTTGAATCTTTTAAATTTCGATTTCGGTCAAAAAAATACTGCATATAATCTCCTTATTTTGGGAAAATTGGCATTATTTCCCAATCATATAAAATTTTTAGAAGATTTTGACCACTAATTGGTATAGGTATTCCTCTTATTACGTTTAGTGTTGTTGTATCTGCTCCATCAATTGAATAAGAATCTGATATGCTTTCAATATAATAAACTCCAATATCTCTCCAATTATCAACTTTGTCATTTCTTGTTGGTAAATAAAGCAAATACATGCCAGGTCTTGCGTATGGCATACCTCTTACAACAATGGTTCCTTCGTTAAATTTTCCAGCATTTCTAAACCAATAATTTAATAAATGAGACATAATATCAATTAAAAATTGCTTTTCGGATTCAGTTGCAGCTGTTGAAACATCGTTCAATTGTTTTTTTACTCTTGTTAAGTTCAAGTTTGCTCTAAATTCTCTAATTCCATACGTTTTTACGCCACCACTAAAATATGGGATAAAAGGTCCGCGTGAAACTGATGGATTAAATTTAACTGCTCTATCTGCTGGTTGTGCAGAATCGCCACCAGTTAAATTACAAGTAAAAACAGTATATTGTTGTTTGTAATTTTGACCTAAACTTTTTGAAATCACGTCTTTATCTGAAATAACTACAAAATCTCCACCCAAAAACAAGTCTATAAAGCTTAGTAAAAAATAAGAAATCATCATTCCAAATGGTGAATTACCAACCCAACCAATCCACGGTACATCATAAGGAGATGTTCTCACAATAAGATAGTTAAATCCAGGCAATAAAACTGAACCACCTAAATTCATTTGAAAACCAGTAAATTCGCTTCTATCTGGTTGAATTCCTTTTCGAAATACTCTTTCTGTGACAATTGTACGACCACCTGATTCTGTAAACACTTCCATAAATGGGTCTGGTGCAAGTGCTCTTATTAAATCCCATAAAGATTGACCTGCATAAGCATTGTACATAGAAGTATCCATTGTAAACCTGCTAATTATACTTGATCTGCTGATTCCACCTAATGGACTTGGTAAAGCGATAAATCGTTTAAAAATTGGGAATCCTTCGGATAAGGTAAATCCATTTACAAACAATGAAAAAAAATAAGTATTTACTAAAATTTGAAGTGCAGTATCAATATTTTTATCTATCAATCTTCCGTTAAGAGATAAAAGTTTAGACATTGAAAAATCTCCAAAGTTTAGGAACGATAAACCTAATTTTGGTTCTTCTAAAATTTGTAATTGTTCATATTTTGAGCCTTGTATTGTATCAATGATTTGATGCTGTAATAATACTCCTAATTCTTCAGCAATGATGGTATAGGTAATCGTATTGTTTGAAACTTCTCTTGTACAACTCGTAATGTATCCAGAAAATACATGATAACCATCCCGCCATATTTGACAATAAGACATTGGTTTAAATAATTCTCTTAAATCCATACCTAACGAACGCCATAAACTATTTAAATGAGATGGTAATTTTGTTTTAAATAAATCTCCTATAAATCTATTTGTATTTTCGTCACCAATAATTTTAATGGTTGCTTCTCCACCTGGCAAACTTCTTGATTTAAAAAAAGAATAAGATTGAACAATAGGACCCAAATCTTCTGATGCAATTTCTATCGGGATAAATGGAAATCCCCATGGTGCAACATAAAAAGAAATTCTTGGAGTCTTTAAATAAACTTTTCTTTCTGATGCATATTCTCTTGTAGATATAAAACCAGCATTATAGATATATGGAAATTTATTGTTTTTTAATATTTTAAACATAGTTTCTTTATATTACTGTGTTGTTTCTAAACTTGAATTATTTTTTTTATTTTTTTCAGTTTCTTTGTTTATTTTTGCAGTAAGTTTATTTGCACCTTCTGCAAAAGTTGTAAGTGCTTTGTCAAGTGCTTCAATTGCTGGTATAACAACGCCAGTAAGATTCTTTGCCATCTCTAACGTTTGTTCATTTAAATGTAATATTGCGTCTGCTGACTTTTTACCAACATCTCCTAAATTTAGCATTTCTTGTTTAACTAGTGTTTGTGAATACGTAAATGGTTCTTGACCTTTTATGTTTTTAAGGAATTCTTTTGCTGATAATGAAAGTTCTTCGTATGTTGATTTTGAAATATTTTCAGAACCCGAAACAATAGATTTCATAATTGCAGTGAATAAAGTTGGATTTTGTACAATTGGGATATCTTGTTGTAATCCCATTGCTGTTAAAGAGAATAATGTATTTCTAATTTTTTCCTCTTGTGTAGTTCCTGTTCCAAATTGTTTGTAAAAATCCAATAAAACTTTAGTTATTATTTCTGGATTTCTTTGTTGTAATGCAACACGAGTAAAATAATCAATTGACATAAAATCAATTTTACCTGTTTTAAATTTTTCAATTTCTGTTTCACTAATCATTCCTGATTGAATAAGACTTTGAACAAATCTACTTTCTTTTCCTTTTTTGAGCTCTTCTAAAACATATTGTCTACCTATTTCATAAGTTTTTAATTGAGATAAAGTTTGGACTTGACCAGCACTTACGTTTTTTTGTAATTCAAGTAATCCTCTTTGAGCTTCAAATATTGCTTTAACTGACAAATTTTGGTTTTTACTTGAAACAATTGCAATTTCTTTTGCTAAATCTTGTGCCAAATCCGAATTATTTACACCTTCTTGTACTGCTTCTTCTAATACATTTTGTAAACCATTCAATAAAACTTGCATTTCTGTTTGAATACCACCTTTTGCTCCATATCCTAAAACTTTTAAGAATGTTTCCTCTCCTTTTCTATTTGAAAATTTATCCATTAGACCTATCAATTTACCCAATTCTTGTGGTTGCATTCCAAAAAGTTTTGAATATTCTATTATTTCAGTTGATGGTTTCCCAATTTCTGTATAAACAATTTTGTTTTGTTCTTCGGTTGCTTCTTTTTCAATAAAAAAACCCGATGCCATTCTACGTTCTTTTATAAAAGCACCAATATCGTTAGCAAAATAAGGACCCATACCTGTTCTTTGCACTCCAGCAATTCCAGCAGTTGATGCTTGTTGTATCATTTTTTGAATGTATGTATTTCCTATATTAGAGATTTTATCCCACATATAAGAAACACCTTGACCAATAAGACCTAACCCAGTTCCTATAGAAATACCAAATAAACTGAGATTCCCTAATGTACTTGAAATACCTTTCAGCATATCTCCAATACTGCTTTTATTTGTAGCAACACTAGATGTGTCTCTACTAAATGGGAATCTCCATCCACCTGTAGATACCAATTCACTTTCTAAAAGA